CTATATAATAGAATTAAGCTGGATAAATTTATACAAAGAGAAAGCCGCGCCCTCGCCGCCGGCCCACCCATTTGTGATATTGTAACAAAAATAGTATATCCAGAAACTTACACTAAAGAACAATTAGTTAAAAAGTATCCTGAAGAGTATTTTTTAAAGCTTTACTGCAAAATGAGATTTTTGGAAGAAGAAACTAATTTTAAAGAAGCTGAGCAAAATATTCTTATTGATGATTGCGTAGAGTTGGCAATTGGTTCTGACATTAGTGAGGCACTTTTAGTTTTTGAAAGAATTTTAAATAAACCATTTGACTATCGCGGCTCGATGAGTTATATTAATAAACACATACAAGCGGTAGAGAATGATATTTCAAACGATTGACGATAAATCTGAATGCATTGGAACATACACTGAGGGAAAACTCCATTATGATAATTTTCCTCAAGATCTAACAAAAACATGGAAATATTCTGGCTCACTTGTTGACATGAATATTGAATATGCATGGCTACTATGCGAGGGCCGGGCTCTTAATCAAGTGTGCCCACCAGAACTCCAAGAAACATTAAAAAAGACACAGAAACGACTGCGTGCGTATATCAAATCATTTCAAATAGCAAAGATTAACATGCGAGACCACTGTATTTTTGATCTTGTTCCTGAAGATTTTCTTAAGGAATTCTGCGAGATTAAAAATAAAATAACAGAACATGTTTTTGAGAATTACGAAAAGCCCGGATGTTATGAACACTTAAACAATATCCAAAAGCTCTTACACAAGATACGATATCAGAATCTTAATTTAAACAATGAAGAGTGCAAAAATTTGCATCTTTCATCCCGAAATTCAACCAGAGTAAAGACACTCCTAAAAGGGCCTCGATATATAGACTACAATCTCTTCGGAACAGTCACAGGACGCCTCACAACCTATTCAGAAAGCTTTCCCATACTAACGGTTCAAAAAGAATTTCGAAAGCTTTTAAAGCCCCATAATGAATGGTTTTTGTCTCTTGATTATAACGCTGCAGAAGTTCGAACCTTCATTGCATTAGCAGGCGAACAGCAGCCACAGGAAGACGTACATCAATGGCATATAAAGAATCTCATTGAGGGAGGGCTAACAAGAGAAGATGCAAAAACAAGATTTTTTGCATGGCTCTATAATCCCGAAGCAGCCGATGACGAATTTAATATTTATCACCGCGAAAAACTACTTGACAATTGGTATGATCAAGGTTATATTATAACAAAGTTTAAACGCAGAATACCAGTCTCCAAGAGAAAGGCGTTAAATTATTTAATTCAGAGCACAACTGCTGATTTAGTGATGGAGCGCGCCGATAGCTTGGACACTTTTTTAGAAGATAAAAAGTCTTTTATATCTCATATTGTACATGACGAGATTGTTGTTGATTTGGCAAATGACGAACGAAACTTAATCCCAGAAATTAAAGAGATATTTGCAAACAACAAACTAGATAAGTTTTTAGTTAATTTAACTTGCGGTAAAAATTATTACGATCTTAAAGAGTTAAAATTATGATTTCAGTAATCGGTATTGGTAATGCGGCGTCAGCCATGGCAGAAAAGTTTTCTAGCACAGAGAACTATGAAGTATATTTACTAAACAACAGAGTAACGAGAAATACGGCTTCTATGTTTAAGCTAGAAGGTTTCGAGAAACCAGAAGAATATGAAGATAATATTCCCGACTTAAGCAAATTTTTTGCGGACATCAGAGATAGAGTACAGGTTTTTGTGATGGGGTCTTCTAAAAGTTCTAATTATGTGCTTGGAATTTTAGAGCAAATTAAAAATAAAAATATAGATCTTTTTTATATAAGGCCCGACACAGATCTTTTAACAGGCACGCCTAGAACATTAGAAAAAATTACGTTTGGTGTTCTTCAAGAATATGCTAGATCAGGATTGTTCCGTTCTATTACTTTGATCTCGAATTTGCATCTTGAAAAAGTATTAGGCGAAGTGCCAATTAAGACATATTATGATGTGTTAAATAATTCTATTTTTTCAGCCATACACTATTTAAATTATTTTGAATTTTCGGACCCTGAAATTGGCCAAGTATCGAAACCAGCAGAAATTAATCGTATTAGAACCATTGGAATGCTTAATATAAAGAATCTCGAAGAAAAATGGCTTTTTGACCTTGACACCCCCAGAGAACTGTGTTATTATATATGTATAAATGAGAAAAAGTTAGCAACCGAAGGAGGGTTGCACAAGAAGCTTGTTGAGATGCTTAAGGAAAAGCCAAAAAATGCTTTTAGAAAAATTTCTTATGCTATCTACGAAACTGAACATGAAGATTTTGGGTTCTGCGTTGCCCACACAAACGTAGTACAAGAACAAAAAACACTTGACTCTTAAAGTTGGGTGTGTTATACTTTATTCACAAAAGGAGAAATTGAATAATGTCAATTGATATGGAGCTTATGCGCCGCAAGCTCGCAACTTTGCGCGGTGAAAACAAGGGTGATTCTAACTCTGTTTGGTTCAAGCCAGACGAGGGAGACACCGATATTCGGATCATTCCAACTAACGACGGAGATCCTTTGAAAGAAATGTTCTTTCATTACAATGTAGGAGATCACAAGGGCGGTGTCCTATGTCCAAAACGAAACTTTGGAGAACAATGTCCTATCTGCGAATTCGCTTCTTCGCTTTGGCGAGAAGGAAGCGAGAACAACGACGAGGAGAGCAAAAAGCTTGCAAAGTCACTCTTTGTACGTACCCGCTACTTTTCCCCAGTCGTTATTCGCGGCCGAGAAGAAGAGGGAATTAAGGTATACGGTTATGGTAAGACCGCATACGAATTGCTTCTCGGTTATATTTTAGACCCTGAATATGGGGATGTCACAGACATTCAGGAGGGTACAGATATTACTCTCACTTACACCAAGCCCACCAAGCCCGGTGCCTATCCCCAGACGAGCCTGAAAATGCGTCGTAACACCTCAACATTACTTGAGGATACCGAAGCCATCCCCGCCCTCCTTGATGGCATGCCCGAGTTTGACGGACTTTTTGAACGTCTCACACCGGAGCAAGTCGGCGCTATTCTCGACGAGCAGCTTGCCGGAGACGGATCCGCTGAGTCGCGCTCACGCGAGACTGCCAAGTACAGCACAACAGAGACTACTGATGTCGACCGTGCATTTAATGAGTTGGTAGCAGGCTAGGCTCGCCCCGCTGGCAGACCGGGAAATGTCTGCCACCCTATTAATTAGAAACAAAGGAAGGCAAAATGCCACGTAAGGCAAAACAAACCAAGGCTGGTCGTGTATCCATGCAGGATCTCATGACCTTGGTAAATAAAAAAGCGGGCCGTAATGTCGCGCACGATTTAACAGGCGAGAACCCCACCGAAGTCAAAGAATGGATCCCCACAGGATCACGGTGGCTCGATAGTATTATATGTAAAGGCCAGATGGCCGGCATCCCTGTCGGCAAGACTACAGAGATCGCAGGACTCACTTCCACGGGCAAATCTTATATGGCAGCACAAATCGCAGCCAACGCCCAAAAACAGGGCAAGTTAGTTGTATATTTTGATTCGGAGTCAGCCATTGACCCTGCTTTTTTGGAGGCCGCCGGATGCGACTTAGGGCGCTTAATGTACATTCAGGCATCGTCTGTCGAATTTGTGTTGGAGACGATTGAAGAGCTTCTAGCAGCGACTGATGAAAAGCTGTTATTGATTTGGGATTCGCTTGCATTTACTCCTGCAATCTCAGATGTAGAGGGCGACTTTAATCCTCAATCTTCGATGGCGATGAAGGCTCGAATTCTAGCAAAGGGAATGTCAAAACTTACTCTTCCCATTGCTGATAAGCAAGCAACCTTTCTTGTTCTTAACCAGCTTAAGACTAATATTACCAGTGGGCCCATGGCCCATATCACAGCTATGACTACGCCCTATATGACACCGGGCGGCAAAGCTATGCATTATTCTTATTCGCTACGGATTTGGTTAACTGGACGCAAAGCCAAGAGTGCTTTCGTGATGGATGATAAAGGTTTTCGCATTGGGTCTGAAGTAAAGATTAGACTTGAGAAATCAAGGTTTGGAACCCAAGGAAGATCCTGTGCATTTAGAATTATGTGGGGGACTGACGAAGTTGGCATACGCGATGAAGAAAGTTGGTTTGACGCTATTAAAACATCTGAGTATCTCACATCTAAAGGCGCATGGTATACTTTGGAAACATCCGAAGGTTATACAAAGAAGTTCCAGCCGTCGAAGTGGACCGAACTTATTCAAACTGATAATGAATTTAGAGAACACGTTGTACGTCTAATGGATGAAGAAGTGATTCAACGATTTGATCGGCGTGATGGAGACGCGGCAGATTTTTATGAAGAAGAAGAATTGCCACCCCCGGCACACCACCCAGTTTAGGAGAGAAAAATGAACAAGATTATTATTGCGAGCATTGCACTGCTCGCTAGCGGTTGCACAGTACATGCGCACCCTCATAGGGCGCCACCTCCCGCGGCAGTCCACCGGCCACCACCGCCGCGCCCAGCACCCCAAGTACATCCGCAGCCAGTTAAGGTTAGGGCCTGGGTATGGGTAAAAGGACACCAAACCCCTCGCGGAGTATGGGTACATGGATATTGGGAGCTACGTACTGTGCCGCGCCACATGATTAATCGACATCCGCACACTTATGTACGACATGTCCAAGGACGCGGCAGACCGCATCCACCCGCACGCAGATATCGTTAAAAACTGCTTGACAGTTAAGCCCCGTTATGTTATATTATATATATAACTGGCGGGGTTTGTGTTTTATAAAGGCAAGATTGCTCGTTTTATGTCACTGGCAAAAAATGTAGCTCGGCAGTCTGATTTTCCAGATTATCGCCATGGCGCAGTGCTCGTAAGAGGAGGCTCTATCATTAATACTTCTCCAAACAAAGACAGCTTTTGTTCTTTTGGGGCGAGATTTCGAAATGATCAGCCGGGCCACGCTACGGTTCATGCGGAAATCGGGGCCATTTTAGGTTTAGACCGTTCGATAACTGATGGCACAATACTTTATGTTGCAAGAATAGGAAAATCAGATGATTTTAGAATGTCGAAGCCTTGTCAAATGTGCGAAGCTGCCCTTCGATATGTAGGGGTAAAGCGTGTTATATACACTATAGATAATGAAAAAGTAGGAGAGGAAAAGCTTTGAATATAATGAAGAGAGTATTAATTATTGACGCGCTGAATGCGTATCTTAGGGCCTATATAGTAGACCCATCCATTTCTTCTAATGGAGATCCTATCGGAGGATT